TGCAACACCTGCATCTAAAGATGACAAGTTCTGGAAACCAGAAGTTGACAAAGCAGGTAACGGATACGCAGTTATCCGGTTTCTTCCCGCACCTGAAGTAGATGGAGAAGAAGGTCTTCCATGGGTTAAAGTATTCAATCACGGCTTTCAAGGTCCTGGTGGTTGGTATATTGAGAACTCGCTTACTACTCTTAATCAGAAAGATCCAGTATCTGAGTACAACACTCAACTTTGGAATTCTGGCGTAGAAGCAAATAAAGAGATTGCGCGTAAACAGAAACGTCGCCTTTCGTATATCTCTAACATCTATGTTGTTGAAGATTCTAAGAATCCTCAGAATGAAGGTAAAGTCTTTCTCTTTAAGTTTGGTGCAAAGATCTTTGATAAGATCAATGAAGCAATGAATCCTGCGTTTGAGGATGAGAAAGCAATGAATCCGTTTGACTTCTGGACTGGTGCCAATTTTAAACTCAAGATTCGCAAAGTCGAAGGTTATCAGAATTATGATAAGTCTGAGTTTGCTGCACCTGGTCTTTTGCTTGCTGATGATGACAAACTTGAACAGATTTGGAAATCGGAAAACTCTTTGAAAGAGCATCTCGATCCATCTAACTTTAAGTCGTATGATGAATTGAAAGCTAAACTTAATAAAGTATTAGGTTTAGATGGTGGTGCACCTGTTGCACGAACCACTGTTGAACAGGCAAAGGCAGCACCTAAACGTGTTGAACCAACCGTTGAAGAAGATGATGATGACATGGACTACTTCAGCAAACTCGCTGAAGAAGCATGATTTAATTATTGACTGAATTGAAAGGGAGCTTCGGCTCCCTTTTTTTATAGAAATCCGGCGCGATCTAATGCGTTATAGATATGCACCAATACTGGTGTATTATCTCTTTGTGATGCAGTCGTTGATGCAGCACTCTTTTCATTACCCATATTGTTGGTTGTATTAGTAACAATAGGACCAGATGATCCACCACCTGATGCTGATGATTGTTCCATATTTAAATCAATATTTTGATTAGTTGTTTCAGATACACCAGATGATGTTGGCATAGGAGTCATTGGTGGTGTACCAGATGAATCACCAGATGATGATCCCGAAGGTGACATACTAGATCCAGAACCACCAGATGATGATTCAGATCCGACAGGTGATGCGGTTGGACTAGATGCTGCAGCACCACCAACGCCTGCGGCACTTGATGATATCTGTTTGGCAGTTTGACTACCACCTGTTTCCGATTTAGCTGCCTTGACTTGTTCTTCAGTCATACCGGCAATTCTCATTAATTCTTTTTTGCCACCGGCCATCAATATATCTTTTTGAGTACCCGAGACTAATAATTCTTTTGCATATTCTGGTGTAATTTGACCTGCGATTCTTTTAACATATGCTTCGCCGCCTTCATTCTTCAATTCCGCAGGATTGTTTCGTTTTAACATCTCATTAGCTTCATCTTTCTTCAATGAAAATAAACTATTCATCCAAGCTGCGAATTCATTAAGAGCAACAAATCCAAGAATTGCCATACCTACTGGTCCAGTGAAGAATGTCACTAATCGACCAAAGAATGGTATCATTTTCTTTATAGTTGATAACCAAGGAATACCATCTAACATACTCATCAACATATCAAGAAAACTAGATCCACCAGTCTTACCACCAACTGGAGTTGCAGTACCAGATGAAGCAGTAAATGATTTTAATACTTTTAGAAATTGTTGATGTCTTTTCTCATCTTCATTCATTGCCTCTTCTTGAAAGTTCTTTTTAACTTCCATAGTTCTAACATCAATCTCGTGACTCTTTTGTAGAAATGCTAGAATTCTATTCAGAACATCAACAGAACCACCACCAATGTTGCCTGTCTCTTTACCTAATGCGGTAGCAGTACCTTTACCTGCAAAGTAACTAATATCTTCTTTACTGCGACCCATCATTCTACCAAGCAATGCAGGCGCCAATGAACCACCGCCAGTTAGTTTCTTTGCAATGTTCAATGGATCATATCTTTCTTTGACACCCATTGCTTTTGCTTTCATTCTATCTGATAATGCACCTTTAATAGATGATCCAACACCTTGACCGGACATAATTCGTCCAGTAATCAATGATGATAGTTTTTGTCCTCTAATTGAACTTGCTGTTGAATAGTCCATTATTGTCTCTTGTATTGTGGATTATCTGAACCTCTGTCTGAACTTGACGCAACTGTTGTTTCTTTGTTTAAAACATTTGTTGTATTGTTTACTACAACTGGTTGAGCGTTTGAACTTTCATTCAATGACTTTTTCATATCGACGTTATCAACTGATGTTGATGCTAATTTATCACCATCTTTCTTTAGCATTTCTTGCGCTAGAGTTTGTTCTTTGATGAATCTTTCTTGGACACTTTTTCTAACTGATTCGTTGCTTGATCCAAACTTTGTTGCTCTTATTTTATAAACATTTTCTATTATTTTTGATGGATTCGCATTTATTCCTCCAGAATCTTCAATCGCTTTTTTAAATATGCTTACAGCTCCACCAGAACCATGTTGCACAACTGTACTAAAATAAACGTCTTTTATTGCTGATGATTGTTGAAGAACATCATATTTTGTTAATTTAAATAATTTTGCAGCTGATGGTTCATATTGTGATTTTTCAATAAAATCATGTTGTAATTTTTCAAAAGTTGATCCTTTCTCATTAGCTATTTTTTTCCATTCATCAACAAATGGACCTTTATTTGATCCTGTATCAGCTGGTCCTGCAGATTTTAATCTAGAAACTATATCAGTTTCTCCTCTAGCTTCTGCATATTTTAAGAAAGCTGCCATTCCACCAACTTTAGCTGCTATTTGGTATGTTCCATAACTAGTACCACCTGTAGAGTCATACCCAACAATCGCAGCAGCATTTTTTCTTCCTCCGGTTTCAAATTGACTACTTAATTTACCTAATTCTGTTGGCACTTTCTCTACCGTCGGTTTAGACACGGTTGGTGGTTTAACAGGCGCTGCAGTTGGTGGCTTAGTAACAGGTGGTGGTGCGGGTGCAGCAGAAGGAGGCGCAGATTCAGGTTTAGGAACTGGTTTAGCAGTCTCTACTGGTTTAACAGGCGGTTTGACAACTTCTGGTGGAGGTTTAACTACTTCTGGCGCTTTAACTGGTTCTACTGGTTTAGCAGGAGCAGGAGTTGGTTTAACTGGTTCTGGCGCTTTAACTGGTTCTACTGGTTTAGCAGGAGCGGGTGTAGGTTTAGCAGGTTCTACTGGTTTAACTGGTTCTACTGGTTTAGCAGGAGCAGGAGTAGGTTTAGCAGGTTCTGGCGCTTTAACTGGTTCTACTGGTTTAGCAGGAGCAGGAGTTGGTTTAGCAGGTTCTGGTTTCGGTGACACACCAGGTTTAGGAGGTGTTGGCGGTTGCGCTTCTGGTGTTTTCTCTGCCGGTTTTGGTTTTGCAATTACTGCAACTGCTCGTCTATTTCGTTTTGTCGCTTCATTAAAGACATTCATCACTTCATCGTGGCGTCTTTGATTTGCTTGTTGTCTCTCATTCTCAAACTTAATTGAAGAATGATTGTCTTTGATCTGAGACTCACGAGTCTTGACCATAAAAGAATAGATATTCTCTAGTATCTCTGTTGCTTTTCTAGAATCACCAGATCCATGACCTTGATTCATCACATTATCAAATCGGTGAATTCTTTTTCTATTCGCAAAGTAATCAATATCTTCTTTGCTTCGACCAGTCATTCTACCAAGTAATGCAGGACCTATTTTTGATCCACCAGTTAACTTAGATGCAATGTTCAACGGATCGAATTTCTCTTTAAGACCCATCATAGACGCCTGCATCCTATCAGATATGGCACCTTTAATAGAACCACCGGACATTAAATTATTAACAATTAATGCCGATAGTCCTGTCTTTCTTGTTCTTGCCGCCTCGTGATAGTTCATCTAATTCTTCGTTCGTTTAACTTTTGTTTTAGTTTTAGATTTTCCTCTTCAATATACTGAATTAACATACCAACATAAATGTCTCGTTCCCACGGCATCATATTCTCTAGTTCAGTTAGACTATACTTATGATGTTGCATCAAAGAAAAATTAGTTTTATAATAGTTTCTAAGATTCTCATGACCAAATATTATTCGAAAAAACTTTCGAGTCCTTGTACATCAAGTGAGTGTTGAAATCCACATTTCATACACCGCATTTCAATCTTCTTCTCTAATTTAGGGAGATCAGAAAAGAACTCTTCAATCTTTTTGAATTGATTTGTATTGAGTGATTCGATGAACTCAACTAATTCTTCTCTCGGTGTTTCTCTTGCATAGTACATCTGTTCGCCATCGTAAATGTAATCAACAGAGTCTGCAATCATTTCAAATGCAATATCAGAAATACTTTCAAGATTAGATAATCGAGATACGATTGAGTATTCTGGATACTTTAACTTCATCGACACTTTATCGGTGATTCGAATAACGTCATCACCATCTTTGATGTTGGTTACTTTGATATCGAGAATGTTGAATTCAGATTCCATGATGTTACCGCACGGACTCTCTTCAACGACATTATCACATCGATATTTGTTTTCTACAATCTCGCCAACTGATCTGGCGCGAAGATTTAGAAAATAGAATTCAACATCAATCACGGGTAATCGATCAATATCAATACCTTTTGTAAGTGTGCAGTTGTGAATAACTTGCCGGATGTTTCTTTCGATTGACTCTTTGTCATTTGACTCCATTGCCATCAAAAGATTCTTCTGTTCTTTTACTAGAAATGGTCTAAACGTAATCTCTTTTTTACTCAATGGTAATGTAAGATTATATATTGGTGTATCAATTTTCGGTAATGCCACAATTCACTCCTTTATTTTAAAAACCCGCGGCTGTAGCTATAGACGGTACTGAAATTCCTGTTGCACCTTCTGCTGCGCCTCTAATGACAGAATCAAGTGGAGAAATCTGCCCAGTCTCAAGAAATTGCATTGCAAGACCTTGTATAGAATTGTTTTTCCATTTTGTAAATGCAAATGTAATTGTCAACTTATGGTATCCATCAGCAGACCAATCTAGTGACATTTCGTTCATTGCAATCGGAAACGCTTCGATTAAGTCAACAGAGTATGAAACTTTATTGCGAACATCATACTGATTAATCCTGATATTACTTGCGTAACTCTTCTTATATTTAAAGTTATATGTCACAGATGGATTGATATACTCTAACCATGCGTCAAAGAATAACTTCTCTTCCATCTTATCGGTACAGATAAACGTCAGACTGATATCATTAAAAGTAGTCTGATATGGATACTTCTCTTCTGGTCCATAAATCTTTTGTGTGGTTGTCGCAATCGATCTACCAGGCAGATCGGTACTTTCACACCGATAGTTGAGTGCTTTGGATATAGTAATATACGGTGCTAATCCAACTGGAATTGGAATGAATACGTCAAACTTATTAGGTCTGGCTAATTCAGTTCTAAAACTAGCCTTGAATTCTGCAATAGATCCGGCCATTACGTTGTCCTTCTAATTTGATCTCGTGAATCTTTATGTACTCTTGACACAGGTGCTTTCTTGAACTGATGAGTTGGTAGAAATAACGCTGTCTCCCACTCATGAGGTTTCACAGTCATAATTTTAGAAACAATATGTGATGTCAAATATCTTTTAATACAAGGTCTGAATTCTTTATATCGATTCGTTGCATTCAGAATATCATATGTTACTCTGAGTCTCATCGGATCATCATCTTTGTTCATAATTGCAAAATTCATGAGTTTATCCATGAATGTTGCTCTCATTGTGATTGGTAGATAATGAAGATTGAGTCCTAGAAATCCATCTGGATACTTCTGCAATGGAATCACAAGTGGAAATATATCATAGTATGGCAACTCTTCTTTAGTCTTTGGATCATAATAGTAATGATACAGTCCACCCATTAGAAATCTTTTACCCTGGCGATCTCGTTCGACTGCAATCTCTCTTGCAAGTCTAGTTGGATTTTTCATACCTTGAATTTGATCTTTATACCATGCAATCGACTTTCTGGATAGAAATTCTAATTCCATTCCAGTCTTTTGTTGTGCTAATGTTGTTAGGGTAGATGCTTTCATGGATATATTTATGTTGATTATTTAATCCCAAGATCATACTCCGTTAAGACCTTAAATGTCCATCCACGATCTAAGCAGTATTCAGACGCTGCTTTCCACT